GCCGAACAAGGTCTGGCTGGCCAAAGACGAGCTCGACGACGTCCGTGCGGCCATGACGGTGTTTGAGTTCAACTCGCACCTCGAGGAGCTACTGGCCATCGCCAACACGGCCATGCAGGTCTCCGACATGGAGACTGGCATGCCGCAACTGATGGGCGGCGAGAAAGGCAGCGCGCCCGAAACGGTGGGCGGCATGGTCATGCTCTACAACAACGCCAACAGCGTGCTGCGCCAGCGGGTCAAGATCTACGACGACACGATCACCCGGCCGCACATCGGGCGCTACTACGACTGGATGATGGCCAACGACCCGGATCCGGCCATCAAGGGCGACTTTGAGGTCGATGCTCGAGGCTCGACCGCGCTGATCGAGCGCGACATCCAGAACCAGGCGCTGCTGAACCTGGCGGCCATCACCAACAACCCGCGCTACATCCCTCATCTGCGCGAGCGCGAGGAACTCAAGGCGATCCTCAAAGCGTTCAAGGTCAACCCCGATGAGCTGATGAAGCCCGAGGATCAGGTCAAGCAGGAGATGTCTCAGCAGCAGCCTGCGCAGGATCCCAAGATCGTCTCGGCCCAGATGAACTTGCAGGCCAAGCAGATGGAACTGCAGGACCGCCAGGCGCAGCGGGAGTTTGAGGGCCAGCGCAATGCGGTCGAGCAGGAACTCAAGCGCCAGAGTATCCAGTACAACGCGCAGCGCGAGCAGGCCGAGTTTGAAATCGCGATGACCGAGGCGGGCATCGATCGCGATCTGGCGCTGACCAAGCTTGGCCAGGATGCGCAACTGACGCGCGAGCAGCTTGCTGCGCGCGACCGGCTCGAGGCGCTGAAGATCAACAACCAGCGCGAGATTTTCAACGCCGAGGCGGCCCTGCGCGTGCGCACGGGCGCGGGCATCTGAGGTATCACGATGGCATTGCTTGACGTTACCGAGTACCGCGAACTGACCGTCACTGGCGTTGGTCACATCGTCATGGCCGGGCAAGAGCCGGCGGTGCTCACCCAGCAAGTGGCGATCACCCCGGGGTCCCTGCAGTCGGCCCCGCTGAGCGATGTCACCAGATTCGTGCGCATTCACGCGGATGCGACATGCCGCGTAGCGGTTGGATCCAACCCCGTCGCGTCGGCATCTTCAATGCGCATGGTCGCCGGCGGAACAGAGTATCTCGGCGTTTTGCCGGGTTTGAAGATCGCAGTCATCGCGTCTGCATAGGAGTCAGAACATGATGAACAATGTCATCGCTTCGCCGTCCGAGCTTGAATCGGCGGTGAGCCTGCTGTCCATTCTCGAGATGGCCAAAGACGCCACGAAGCTCAAGGAAGCTCTCAAGAAGATCAAAGACGCGCAAGCCGCGGCTGCCGAAAAGGCGCGCGAAGCGCAGGCTGCGCAAGAAGAGTCGGATCGAAAAATTGCGGCTTTCGCCGATCGGGTGGCCGAAGTTGCTGAGCGCGAGCGCAAGGCATCGGCCGAGGCTCTCAGAGTCAAGAGCAACGCGGAGTTCGTCGAGGCCGAGGCGGCAGCCATTAAGGCCGAGCGCGCTCGTTTCGATGCCTGGATGGCGGCAGAGCGAGAGGCGCTAGCCGCCTTGCAAGCCAAGGTCCAGTCTGACGCCTTCTCCAACGAGCGCCGCGCGTCCGAATTGGCAGAGTTGGAGGGCGCGGCGAGGCAGCGCATGAAAGACGCCGACGTCGCGATCAGGACGGCCGATGCCCGGGCTCAGGAGTACGAGGCCAAGGTCGCAAGCCTGCGGGCAATGGTGAGCTGACATGGCTGACAACACCGAGCTCAACCCCGGGTCTGGCGGCGATATTTACGCCGCCGACGATGTCAGCGGAGTCAAGTTTCAGCGCATCAAGGTTTCGCTTGGGGCTGATGGGGAGTATGACGGCGACGTATCGGATGACAGGCCCATGCCTGTCCACGACGAGGACGCCTATCTTCTGCTGCTTCGACTTCTGAACGCCCTGCGGTCGCCGGCCGGATTCGACCGCTCGCTTGACCGGCAGCGCAACACGGCGATCATCGAGAGCGGGACCGTGACGACCGTGACAACTGTCACCACCTGTGCGACCGTCACCAACTTGAGCCAGATCGACACGCTGCAAGGCCGGCTGCTGGTGATCAACCAGAACGTCAGCGCGTGGCACTCCTGCGTCCGGTCCAGAATCAGCTGAGGCTCACATGGCAAACAACTTCAAAAAGGTCATCGACCGGCTCATGTGGGCGCAGGTCGCGTCCGCGCCCAACGCGCACGCTGCCGCAGCGTGCCTCGCGTCGGACATGAGGTCCGACCTCTCTCGCAATCCGTTCGTCTATCAGCTCGTCAGCGCGACCGTGCTGAACCGCTACAACATCGTCACGAAGGCTTGGAATTTCGTGCAGTCGCCGGCGCTGGCGGGCACCTTCGGCGCCGGAGCGGCGATGGCCTTCGCGCCGAGTCTCGGTCTGGTCGGGACCATCGCGGCTGGTGCTACGACGACGAGCGTCGTGCTTTCGACCGCGCTTCCGACGGCGGTCGGCTTGAACATGCTCGCCAACCGCGGGGGGTCTGGCGAGTACGGGTTCAAGCTGCGGATCATCGACACGACGGCGGGCAAGACGGCCGAGCGGTACATCGTCGGCAACACGGCCGGCACGACGCCGACGATCATCGTGGCCTCGAGCTTCGGGTTCACCCCGAGCACAGGCGCGCGCTACGAGATCATCGGCGGCCGGGTGTTCATGCTCGGGGCCGGGACGACAGCGGCGAACATCTGGCGGTCGTTTGAGGTTGCGAGCAACACGCTTTCGACCGGCCTGTCGACGACCAACCTACCGGCGACCATCGCCACTGATTCGTCCATCCTGGTGCTGGACGAGCAGTACACGCCCTACAACTGCTCGCCCGGTGACGGGATGATCAAGGGCGCCTACAACTACGACACGGGCGTGGTGGCCAGGTACGCGCTGACGGCCACGGCGCGAGCTGCGTCAACGCTGACAGGGCAAGCAACGCTCGGCGACGCGGTGGTGGCGGCGAACGAATACCGCAACTTCCAGATTCGGATCGTTGAGGACACGACGACGCCCGCTGCCGTCGGGCAGCGTCGCATCATCGCGAGCCACACGGCCGGGCCGAGCCCCATCTACACGCTTGGCACCGCCTGGACGACGCAGCCCAGCGCCGATGCGAAGTACGTCATCGAGTTGCCGAACCTGATCCTTCTGCGGACCAGCGCGACGACGACGGTCTACACCTACAACTACGGGGACGCGACGGTCAACAACGGCACCAACAACATCACCGCAGGTTCGTGGAGCACGACGTACTTTGGCGCGGCGCCGGCGGCGAATGCGCTTGGCGGCATGTGGGCGCCGAGTTTCGGCATTCAGCCAGACCCCGGCCGCAACGCCCGGCAGAGCTTCTGCTACTTCTTCCGCGGCGGCGCGGTGACCCTCGACGTGCTTGACATCGCCGGATCGATTACCGGGACGTGGACGGGCGCGATCACCTACGACGGCGCTGTGGCGCTGACGACGGGCACCAGCGGGTGCTATGCGCCGTTTGAGAACGAGGGGCGGATGTTCTACATGAACATCTACGCTGCGACGGCAATCAACCAGATGTTCCGCTTCGACGTGCAGAACAGGGTGCTGTCGCCGTTCACCCCGACGGACTGGATTCAAGCCGGTACTGCGGCGGGCGGCAACCGCATGGCGGCATATGCCGCGCTCGACGGCAATGACACCTACGATGTCGTGCTGCTGCAGGCGCACCTGTCCACGATCGCTCAGGAAATGGTGGTGCTGGTATGAACCTCAATGACGTGACCCGGCTACTGCAGGCGCGGCTTGCCGCGTTGAACGTCGCGCGCTCGACAGCGGCTTCGCTTGGCGACATCGGCCGCGTCGGTGATCTCGACGCGGAGATTGCGGAGACGGAGGCCACGCTGGCGGCCCTCGAGGGCATCAAGGGGTAATGGCCATGCTCATCCCGATTCGCATGATGCTTCTTGACGCCGGAGCCCAAGACGGCGGCTACCTTCGCCCCCGCAAGTTCATCGTCAACGTCGGATCCATGATGACCCGCTGAGCTACTTGCGTCTGCGGTAATCACAATGCTATAGTCGGCCCCGGGTCATTGTCTCCTGTGTGACCCGTGGGTGGATAGGCATCTTGCGGCGCTCCTTGTGGGCGCCGTTTTTTTTGGCGGCGCGGTGCTCAAGTACGAGGACTTCCGGTCTGCGACCTGGAGGCGGCTGACGCAGGTCTTGGAGGACAGGCTCCAGGAGCTTCGTGAGCTGAACGACAACCCGTCCTTCAGCGCCGAGAAGACGGCCCTGATCCGCGGTGGGATCAGTGAGCTCAAGAGGATTCTCAGCCTGGCCGAGCAGGCCAGCCTGAGTCCAGCAGTCGACCCCGAGGAGCTATCCGGCGTCGACGTATCGGGTCCGCAATGACCCGCACCGTGTGAGACGACAACATGCAGGTACAGGAACCAGCAAGCCAGGAAGACGCACAGAAGATCTGGGATCAACTGGAGCAGGAAGACCGCGGGCTGAACTCGGCGCTTCCCCAGGATCCGCCGGCAGATCTGCCCCAAGCGACAGACCCCGCTGCTGACGCGCCCGCCGAGAATCACAAAGCTGATTCGGCCGACGCGAAATCCAGTGGCGACGAGGCTGCGCCGACGGCAGAGCAACGCTGGGCCGACAAGATCGCTGGGCTGGAGGCGATGGTCACGCAATTGACCGGGCGCCTTCGCAATGCCGAGGGGCACATCGGTGGCCTGGGCAGTCAACTGAAGCAGCAGATGCAAGCGGCGCAGCAGGTTTCTGCTGCGGGCGGGGATGCGCCAAGCGCCGGGCAGATCCGGGACGCGCAGCGCAGCCCCGAGGCGATGGCTCGGCTGAAGTCTGACTACCCGGAATTCGCCGAGGCGATGGAGTCTGCGCTCAACGAGCGGCTCAAGCTCATCGAGCAGCGGCTGCAGGCCCCTGTGACGCAGCAACCTTCCGTGACGCCGGCCGACATCGCCAAGCTTCGCTCGGAGATGTATGTCGAAGTCAAGCATCCTGGCTGGCAGGATCGTGTCCGAACCCCTGAGTTCGTAGGCTGGCTGCAGAGACAGTCGAGAGAGGTGCAGATGCTTGCGGCGAGCGAAAGCCCGCAAGACGCCGTGCGCCTGCTGGATCTGCATAGCGAGTCGACGACATCGCAACGAACACAGCGCCTGTCCTCTGCGGCAGCCATTCCCACCGGCCGGTCTGGCGCGCAGTCGCGCCAAAAGTCGGTCGAGGACATGACTGATGCCGAGTACTGGGCGTACCTCGACAAACTGGATTCGCAGAAAAGGTAACGCATCATGCAAACCTACTCCCTCGTTCCTTCCCGGAACCTGATCATGGCCGAGCGCGAGATGCTCAAGCACGCCATGCCCATCAAAGTGCTGAGCACCTTCGGCACCCAGAAGAACGTGCCCCAGAACAAGACCGACACGGTCGTGTTCCGCCGCGCGCTCCCGATCGATGCCGGCTCCAACGGCGCGCCCAACATCACCGCCAGCAACTACCTTCTGCAGGAAGGCGTGACCCCCGGCGCGCGCACGATCGCCTACCAGGACGTGCAGGTCACCCTGCAGCAGTACGGCGTCCTGATGAAGCTCTCGAGCAAGGCCGAGGCCATGTACGAGGACGACATCCCGGGCGACATGGTCAAGCTGGTCGGCGAGCACATGGCCAGCATCGAGGAACTCATCTCCTACGGTGTGGTCCGCGGCGGCACCAACGTGGTCTTTGCCAACGGCACCGTGCGCACGTCGGTCAACACCGGCATCACGCTGAACAAGCTGCGCCAAGCCGCTCGCCAGCTCGAGTCGGCGCACGCGCAGCTGGTGACCGAGAAGCTCGCCTCGTCGGTGAACTTCGGCACGACCGCGATCGAGCCGGGCTACCTGGTGTTCATCCACACCGACATGGAGGCCGACTTCCGCAACCTGACCGGCTTCGTCCCCGTCGCCCGGTACGGCCAGCAGAAGCCCACGCACGAGCGCGAGATCGGCACCGTCGAGCGGTTCCGCATCATCACCTCGCCGTACTTCCGCCCGTTCCTGCAGGGTGGCGGCACGATCACGGCGGGCACCTTCCTGTCCAACGGCGGCACCACGGGCACCACGGCCGACGTGTACCCGCTGATGGTCGTGGCGCAGGAGGCGTGGGGTCAGGTGGCGCTGAAGGGCATGAACGCCATCCAGCCGATCTACCTCCCGGCCAAGCAGATCACGCACGCCAACCCGATGGGGCAGTTCGGTTACGTCGGCGCCAACTTCTACAAGAACGCGGTGCGTCTGAACGAGAACTGGATGGTCCGCATCGAGTGCGCTTGCTCGGCGCTGTGATGACAGGCTAGGGCGCAAGCCCTGGCCAACCACGAGGAACCTACATGCCCGTCGAATCTGTCAAGCAGCGTGTCAACGCTCTGGCCGCCGCCGGAGACCGCCAGGAACTGGCGATCCTGCTGGCTGCGGTGGTCGATGCTCTCCAGGCCGTTGCGGCCAAGCTCGACGCCGATGCTGGAGTGACCGACACCAACTACGCCGCGACCGTCGCGGCGCTCGTCACCGACTGAAGGAGTTCTGAGCCATGTCCGACAACCAATCTCTCAACCGCGGCCTGACGATGGCCTTCAACAGCGGTGGTCTGGCTGAAGGTACCAACGCCAACACCATCCAGATCGCCACCGCGATCAACTACGCCATCGACGGCCGCTTCTACAGCAAGGCCATCACCGACAACATCGCGATCAGCTACAGCGGTCCGTCGGTGTACCAGGCCGCTGCCGGCGGCATCCAGTCCGTCAACGGTGGATTCACCGGCGGCGTGAACGGGTCGACCCGCCTGTACGGCATCTTCCTCGACACGTCGGGTGCGGTGTCGATCCTGCCGGGGCCGATCGTCGACTCGGCGGAACTGGCGGCCGGCCGCGTGGCGCTGCAGTGGCCTGACACGCCTGTCGGCGTGTGCCCCATCGGCGGCCTGCGCATCGCGCTGACCGCGGGCACGACGTTCACGCCCGGCTCGGTCGACCTCTCGGCCGCCGGCGTGACCGACACGTTCTACAACCTGGCCGACATGCCGGCCAACCCGCTGACTGCCTAAGTCGGCCGGGGGCTTGCCTTCGGGTGAGCCCCCTGACTGCAAGGAGACTGAACCGTGAACAGCAAGGTGAACAGCTACGAGCGCAACAGATCGGTTGCGTCGGAAGACGTCGACATCGTCGGCAAGGTGACGCCGGCAGCCCAGGCGGCCGCGCCGGGCGGCATCGAGATCGACACCGATCGCGTGCTCAGCACCGATCAGATCGACGAGGAAGTCTTCATGCGCGACGAGCTTGAGGTGTTCCTCAACGAACCCGGCAACGAGAACGAGCCGTCGTTCGCGGAGGTCAACGTCAACGGCGACTACCGCATGGCGATCCGGGGCGAAACCACGAAGCTGCGCCGCTATCACATTGCTGTACTGGCTCAGGCCAAGCAGTCGCGCGTGCGCCAGCGCAAGATCGTGAATCAAGACGGAAGCATGGGCTTCCAGGAGGAGAACGTCCTGTCGCTGGTGTACCCATTCCAGGTCATGCACGACCCGCGCCCGAAGCTCGGCGTGCCGTGGCTCAGGCAACTGCTGAAGAACCCGACCTGAGATGAACTACCTCCAGCTTGCGCAGCGCCTGGCCGTCGAGTGCGGCGTGGCCGGCGGCGGCCCGTCGACGGTGGTCGGCCAGGCTGGCATGTATGCCAAGCTGGTCAACTGGGTCAACGACGCATGGCTCGAGATCCAGGGCATGCACGATAGCTGGGGGTGGATGCGCCAGCCGTTTGCGTTCAACACCGTGGCCAACACGGGGGACTACCCGCCGGCGACGACCACCAACACGGTCACGGGCTTGCCCCTGACCGACCTGCGCTACTGGTGGCCGGAGACGTTCCGGTGCCAGCGCGTCAGCATCGGCGTGCAAGACGAGCAGTGGCTGGTCGAGTGGGA